GCGTGTGTGATGGGTATCCCCATCTGCCAGTTCTAATGAACTGGCTAGAAGTACCACGTTACTTTCGCTTCTTCGTCTTCGTACGCTGCTACACAATCGTCTGTATTAGCTATTGTGTAGTAGCATTGTACTTAACGCAAATTTGCGTGGTATAAATACTTTGTTACTTCTAGAACATCATTGTAGCTGAGTGTTCTTTCAGCATACGCTTAGCGAAGTGGTTAGCTGTCGCTTGCAGTAGATGCCTAATCATCGCTATGTCGCGTTGAGGTTGGTTCGTACTGCTGAAACATGCGCGTATGACGTGTTTCTGTATGTATAATAATGCAGGTTGTAATTCTGCGGGGCATACACCGTAGGTTTCTTTTGACCATTCAAGGTCTCGGTGATTAACCATTTCAAGAACTGGGGATGGCCAGTGTTCGAGGAGGGTGCCTGACCGGGGACCGGTTGTCTGCAGCCTTTCGTAGACTTCAGTGTACGGTACTTTACGATTGGTTTTAACATCGTACAGTTGGTGTATGAGTGAGGGTGATACACTGGCTAGGCCGAGAATCCTACCGACCATACCTTCCATTTCCTCTTGAGGGTCAGGGATCCGCGATCTAGTTACTTCTTCGGCCGGGCAGTACATGATGTGGTTATATGCGTGGTCGGCAACTTCGGCACCTCTTGCATTAAGGACGTCAACCGCGGCTTGTTTCTTGGGTTGTGGTGTCTTGTTCAGCCATGCGATATGGTCCGCGCTCAGACGCCGGGCGTAGTCCTCTTCTGCCTGGTTGGCCTTTGTGTCGATTCCGTGTACTGCGATGTCGATGATGTCTGACCTAACGCGTCTCAACGGTTCGAGGCTGAGCCCAGCTTCGTGGAATTTGCGTTGTATCTTGTTATACATCGCCGTGACACCGTAGTGCGGCGCGCCGTCTAGGGTCCATTGTGCACGAGCGTTCGGCCATTTGCGTCTTGACGCCGGTATCATGTTTTCGATGCGTCCGTACCTAGTGCATCCGAAACCGCCGGAGGCTTCGTCTACGTATAGGTGTGCTGGATTACTTAGTTGGGTGTTGTGCTGGTCCCCTTTCTCATCTCGGTAGCTGATGTGCGCGTAGGCCATCAGCGTGATGTCTCGTATTTCCTCAAGGTGTTCGAGGTTGGCGCCGCGGCGTGCGAGCATGTGCAGCGCTTGGCTTGTTCCTTTAACGTAGTCTAAGCCCGCGTCAACAACAGGATGCTGGAGGTCAGCGGATACGAAACCGCCAACTGCACGGTTCCGGTTTCCGTACATCTTGCCTTTGTAGGTGAAAATGCGCAGAAACTCGGATGCATCATATCCGACGAGCTGTTTGCCTGGCTGGATGTCGAGATTTGCACGCGACATCTGCATGAGGAAGGTTAGACCGCTAAAGATATCGAAGCTTTCGGCATCTTCGTCGTCACCGTTTTTACGTTGGAAAACGAGTGGTTTGCGCCCTATGAGTTGGTGGCAGCTCTCGTTCAGCGCTGTCGAGTAGACGTGGTTCTTGGCGTTGTTGATGAAGGAAGTTGTGCGCCATCCGGACATGAGACCGCGGACAACATGGAGGTACCCTTTCCTGCCCACCACTGGGAGTATGTACATACGGTCGAGACTCGCAATGAGCCATGTGGCGACCTTATGCAGGTGGGCGCGATATGATGAACCGTTCCATTCCCCTTTCTCTTCTTTGTAGTCGGAGGTCGGCTGTGCGATAACACGGGCCCAGAAGCGAGCCATGTCCATGACGGTGTGTAGTATGTTGAAGTTGGCGTAATCGCTTGCAACTGTGCAGACCCGGTTCTTCCACCTATCCATACGGCGACGTATGTCGGCTAGGTTTTGCCAGCTGTCATTACCGAGCTGTAGCTCGATACTACTATCGAAGATAGCTTCCTCGCTGTGGACGGATGCAACTGACTCGTTGAGCCAGTGTATTATTGCACCGGGGTATATCTGCCTCATTTTAAAGCCTGATTCTGTTTTGATCTGGGCCTTGATCTTTTGGATAGCCTCTTCTTGTATAGCTGATACCACTCTGGACGTAGGGATGCTGTCAAGCCACAAGCGTTTATTTGTGTTGACTATGTCACCGAAAATTGCCTTGAGGTCGTTCTTGCCTTCTCCGACTGACCCTTTGGGGGCGAGCTGGATGAATGCAGCTAAGAAGTCCTCGGGTGTGTACTCGTGGTGTCGAGCAAGTGCTTGTGACACTGCGGTGGTGTAGGTGGCGTAGACGCGGTCTGTGCGTTCGCGCCAAGTCTTGAGCTGTATCTCGGGTCGTGGATCGTTCTCAATCAACAAGTGGTCGGGGACGTGTCTTGCACGTTCAGCGTCGTCGCCATCGTCTGCCGTCAGTGTGTCTTGCCCTCTGCCGAGGAGGTTCCCGACGTAGAGTAGCGCGTCGAGCGAGATAAAATCGGCCTCGACGAGTCGATGTCCGCCCATGGTCCGCATGTTTTCCATGCATTTTGGCAATCGCTGTAGGCGTCTAGCATAGTTGTGCATCGCTTTACATATTTTAGCGGCGTGTAAGCCGCCTTGTGCAAACCAACCGGCCAGTGCAAGTGACGGGATCAGTACTGCTGAATCGTCGTAGAGTATCATTGCGGTGCATAAGCCTGCAAAGGATGAGAAACCTAGCCCGCCGCTGTGCCTTGCCACGGTCATTATGTTGGGGATCAGTTCTTGGGCAGCGTCGGAAGTTAAGTACTGACCGAGTAGAGGTGGGCTGACCCTGGCACGGGCAGCAAGCTCTTCGTCTACGTCGGGGTACAGCAGCAAGACTGTTGCGGCTACGTTTTTGTGGTCTCGGGCAGTAAGGTGTTGTTGGAGTTGTCGCAGCAGGACGCTTATCCTCTCTTGGGTCTGGATGGAATTAAGGTGTGCGCTAATGGTGTAAACGTCAGCCTGTCGGAGTTTGTCTAGCACATCGAGGCGGCGCATGCGTGACGCAAAGTTCTCATCCTGAAATGAGACAGGTATGCCAACAGTTGCCGCAGGTGCGCGATATTTTTCAGCGCGCTGCTGTCCGAAAGCCCTCTTGCGATGTTTCGTCTTGAGGTCGGGTGCGATTAGTTCGTGTAGGCCGAGGCGTCCACAACCCGTGTTGCCGATGCGGTTATGTTGGTGTTGCATTGCTAATTTCTTAGCAAGGCGTGCAGGGGTAGTTCTGCGGTAGTACGTGTATGCTGCATAGTACGTTACTGTGTATAGACAGTTCGAATCAACAACAGGCGTTGTGGACTGGTTGGTGTGGTATAGGCCGGGGGTGGAGTCGCCGTTGGTGTGGGCGTGGGTCACTTCACCTATGAGCCATTGTGCAAGGCCTTGCGGTGCGTGGATAACTACGTGCTTAGCGACAGAGTCCCGTTTAGGTATGGCCGGGGGGGTCGCTCCGTATTCGAGTCGTCGCCTCTTACCTTGGTTTACTCGCATGATGCCTTTGTAGTTCAGCGCGTGGAGCAGGTGTAGTGATCCGGGCCGGACTTCTTTGTCCATGAGGTCGCTGAGTTCGCGGTGCATGTCTAGTAGCTCAGGCTTAAGTCGGTCAACAACCTGGTATACTTGGTCGGGCATCTGCTTATCAAAGACCAGGTGGTGCACCAGAATTATGTCGGCACAAGTGATGGTGCCAGATCGTAGTGCACGAATAAGGTATGGGTACTCGGCATGTAAAAATGCCTGCACCTGGCTGAATAGTGTTGGGACGAGGTATGGGTATGGTGAGAGTTTGGCTGTGTCAGGGAAGTGTGTAATGAATGTCGGTGAGTAAAAACGAGTGATCCTTTCTGCCCCTTTTTCCACGCTAGTGTGTGAAAAAAGGTCCCAGCTAACGCCGCGTGGAGGCAAGGTTTGTTGGTTAGCCAATGAAGGCCCATTCTGACCGGTTGTGGGCTTGGGACCCGACTGTTCCGAC